CTCGACGTCCACATCGTCGCCCACATACTCGGCTTCTACTTCCTCGTTGGGGAGTAGATCCTGCAGGGCACTCTCGATGGCATCAACCACTTGGCGGACGGTCAGGCTAGCCTCGGCTTCAGCACCCACATCGTCGTCGGCCATGGCATCTAGCTCATCGCCTTCCACATCGGCTTCGTGATCTTCCGCACCAAGCTCATCTTCGGTGGCATGCAGTTCGGATTCCAACTCTTCGTCTTCGTCACGGTATTCCATGGTCTCACGAACCTTCTCGCCGCCGCCCTTCTCACCACCACCTCGGTGATGTCCAGGCTTGTTGTACTCATTAGCGCCGCGTCCGGGGGACTCGTCGAGATCTTCAACAGCCTCGCTCTTTACGTCGACGAATGCATCGCCTTCGCCTTCTTTGCCCTTGGTACCCTCGGCACCTCGGACCTCGGCGCCTTTACGTAGATCTTCACCAGGCTTTTCTTTCTTGGCAGTATCGTCTTCTTCGCCGGGATGCTCTTCGGACTCTTCACCCTTTTTCATCCCTCGGAATGCTTCAGTACCGCGCTCGGTCTTTTCACCTTTGGTGGTCTCGTTGAGACCGCTAACAAACCCTGGCGTGAGAGGCTGCAGGGACGCCAGCTTCATAAACTGGCGAATTTGTGATTCATTCAATAGATTCTTTTTATTATCTGACATCGTCGATTATCTCCTAACATATCGCGATTATGCTACTTTTAAATAGTATTTTCCCGCAGTAATGTCTTTTTTAATTTGAGCAACGTCGCATCAACAATCTGTTTGGCGCGGACGGTACTGATGTGGTGTCGCTTCCCAATCTCCTCTAGGGTCATGGGTCCATGCTTTTGAACCGCAATAAGAGTACAATTTAAATCTTCTTCGTAATCTATGTGAAGTCGACATTCCTCATTCGTACATGCCTTCTTGGCTAGATAACAATCTTTAGCACAATCTTTCATAATTCTGGTAACTCCTCTTCTAATATATCAAATATATTCTCCAACTCATCGGGGCTCAAAGCCAGGTCCTTCATCAGGTCCTTCCCCTTGTGGCGCAACTTACGTGACTTTGTAGATCTATTTTTAGATTGCGTTTTCATTTCCACCTTCGCAACATCAAAAAACTCCATAAACAATTTGTCTTGTGCTAAATAAGATTCAACACACATCCTAAAGAACTGACTTTGATTGCGAATCTGATCGTAATAAAGTCTTATCTTTAAGTTCTCATGCAGTTTGGAATCAATTCCAAACGTCAAAATAGAATAATTTTCTCGCGGGTCGCTCATCTTTTTAATATATGGGTAGCGCTTTCAGCCTGCCCGCTTCCCGTCTGGCGTATAAACTTCGCCTTCTTTTGTAGTTCTGTAAGACTCCGAGCGCCGCTGTACGAGAATCCACTACGGATTCCTCGGGCCAATTCTTCAAGCACATCATATACCGGTCCCTTACAGGGCACCGTGGTGGCAATCCCCTCCAGCGACGCGGTCTTCCCGCGCCATTCGATCTGGGCGTCCTTGCTAGCCATGCCGCGATAAGACTTAAACTTGCCCTCTCGCGTATTGATTACATCTCCAGGAGTTTCATCAGTACCGGATAACAAAGAGCCAAGCATAACGAAGTCAGCACCAGCTGCCAGAGCCTTGACAATATCACCAGAGTTCCGTATTCCTCCGTCAGCAATGATGGCCGCTCTCCTGTCTGATCGAGCGCAATCAATAATTGTCTGAAAGCCCGGGACACCATGGCCAGTCTGAATCCTAGTTGAACAAATAGAACCGCCACCAATATTGCAGCGCACACTATCGGCTCCCCAATCGACCAAGTCATTGTAACCCTCCAAGGTTGCAACGTTGCCCGCCATGATGTGAACCTGATCGCCAAACTCCTGGCGCAAACTCGTGAGTGCTTCCTTCATCAACACGTGGTGTCCGTGTGCCACATCCACGCATAACATTTTAACACCAGCACCAAGTAGGGCACGTGCTCTCTCTAAATAGTCGCCGGAAGTTCCTATCGCGGCAGCCGCGTTGGAACCGGCATAGATGATTTGATCTATGATATCAAGCTGTTCCGCGATTGTATTGTAGCGGTGAATGACCGCCAACCCACCTTGTTGCCACATGGCGATTCCCATTTGGGTCTCAGAAATAGTGTCCATGGGGCTCGCGATGATAGGGAGATCGAGGGCACATGTGTAGTGTCCATCCCCTCGGGTCGTGAGAGTGTTACCAATGCGAATATCGCGTCGAGTTTTAATATCAGAATACTGAGGTACCAGTAATACGTCATCATATGCCAATCCCTTTGCGGCGTGTCCTTTAATTTTCATCTTACTGTACCTCCGCGCCACTGAGCAACGTATATGTAAAGCTGTTACCGAACTTCTTTTCGGCACTCTTTACAGTTGTCATAAACTCTTTGTAGTCG